ATTCAAGTGCCTTCTCGTCTGTGTAGAAACGGTATATACAACCTTCGCTTGTTCCGAAGCATATCGTTTCGTCCGTCCACAGGCTGACCGCCGGTACGTTGTCACACAAGAACCCCGCATACTGTCTTGTTGCGTATGGCTCTGACTTGTCCGTTCTCGTTGCCTGTAAGCCGTCTAATACAAACAGTTTATTGTTGACTGCTAAAACGTACTGATTATCGTAAACAACCGCCTGTGCCGTATCGAGGTTCGGTTCTTTCCGTAATACTCCGTCAAGGTAGAACGATCTATTCTGTGAGTATTTTTCGCCTGTTATATCCTGTTCGGTAATCGCATATACGCCCGCTTTTGTGAGGAACAAAGGCTCGGTCTGCATATATCCAAAGGCATACGGCGATACAGCGCCTTCGCCCTGTAACGTATTTATAAGTTTGAAAACGGGTTCGGATGTCTTGCTTTTACCTTCTTCATCCTCTCCCATTTCAAGCATATCGCCTTCTCGGATGAATACTGACTGTGAAGGGTCGAATCCATCCTTGAACGTCGCTAAATAGTTGCTGACGATAGAATAGCCGTTGATCCTGCTCTGTTCAGATCCAAGCGTTGCATAGCCAATATCGGGGAAATATGTTGCGTCATTTCTCTGCGAATAAAAATCCCAGTTCGGGTGATCTTCATTTCCAGACAAGAAAATCCTATCGCCTGCGCCGCCGATACCAAACAAAGTACCGAAAGTGCATTTTGTCACTCGGCTTCTGTAATCCTCAATGGTTCTGTATGCAAGGATCTTGACACTCGGCTCTCCCGTAAGTGGCGTTGCGCCCGGTGCGGTTGTGAATGTAACCTCGCCCGTGGATCGATTTACTGTAAAGTCCGTGTTTTCTTCCTTGTGAATCCAGTTTGAATTGGAATCAAGTACCCACGCTTCACACTCTGTTTCATCAAGTTCGCCAAAGGTCAGACAATATTTTGTAACGCCTGCCTGCCCTATAAATGTTTCATAGAATCCCGGCTGCAATAAGTTGAACGCTTCGTAACTCTGACCGCCGCCCTGCGGTTCTTTCGCTATCGTAACAGTAGGAATGTAAGCGTTGTCCTGACCTATCTCCTCAAGATAACCGCCGTCCTCAATGGAATACTGATAAATGCTTTTTCCGTCAATGATATAGCACTTATTGCTCAACTGAAATGAACTACTCCGATGTTCGTTTGCGTCTTCAAAGACCTTTTCAAAGTTGTCCATTCCCTCACCCTTTAAGTAGAAGTCTTTTCCTACATGGTAGAGAAACCACTTTGGCGAAACAATATAACTGTCTTTGACGGAGTAAGTTTTCAATTTTAAGTTGCTGATGTCAATCTTTACTGTCGTTGCTGATTCGGTATCGAAGAAAACCCTTAACGCAGATATGTATTCATGTGGATAATCCACCTTGAAAAATGCGTCTATATGTTTTTTGCTGTAGTTTTCTTTAACATCGCTTATAAGTTCATAATCCGCCGAGTAAGGCTGATATACGACTTCAAGTGTAAGTCTATTCAGATCCACATTATTTGATGATGTCGTTATATCAAAAGATAGTCTTGCGTATTCTCCGGGTTGGTTGTCTTGATCTGCGATAATAAATTCTTTTGCGTACTGCGTATCTTGTGCCGTTGTATTGTGGGAGTCGCTAAAGGAATCACTTACCGCATAGTCTTTTGGCTTTACATTAACAATATCTGTCACATGGAACTTTTCGCCTATATCCTCTGGTGCAGGACTCCACGAATAGTTCTCGTCCTTTTCGTACAATACTGCGAAATTCTTTACTTTAAGAGTATGCCCGGAAATCACCCTAAAGAACTCGTTGTATCTGTAATTGAACTCTGTTACTGGAATTGTTTGACTAAAATGGACTATTTCGCCGTTGGTGTCGTCAAGATATAAAGAACGACCGCCAGATGTATCATACAAGCGTGTTCTGCCAGAAACACCATTTGTATCTAATGAGTAATCAAACTCTATATAAATAGTAGTTCCCATTGGCGGTTCTTCGCCTAAATCATACGCAAAGTCGTCTTCAATATCTGTAAGTTCGGAACTTGTTTTAAGCGCACGATTTGTATTTACAACACGATCGCCCTTAAATCCGTCATGTCCGTTCTTTAATATGTGACAACCATACACGGGATCGTTGGATTCTCTCTCAACGAAATACTTCGGAGCAGGAGACCATGCGTAAGACTCGCTCTTTTCCCGTACAATGGCAAACTCTTTGATGTAAATAGGCTGATCCGTAACGGACATGAACTCGATGTCAGATAATGTATCTGTGCTTTCAAACTCAACAGTACCGCTAAAGTGCGCCCATAATTCATCGTTTCTAGGATCTACTTCTTCACCGCTTGCCGTAACGCTTGTAGAATCATTGACTACATAGAAGTCTTCCGCAGACTGATAGTCGAACTCCACATAAAGGGTATAGTCCTGCTCGTCCTTGCTCTTGAGTTCCTGAATAAGGTCGTAGACTTTGATCCATGTATTCGTATGATCTATATCTACAAGCACTTCCTTGTATGCAGCAGACGCACCGCTTGCGTAGTTTACATCAACATCGCGACCGAACAGAACTTCCTTGTAGTAGCCCATGCGTTTGCGCACTTTCCCCGGTACGTCGCGCACCATGTTAGGCGCGTTCGGGGAGCGGTACGTTTCCATAGCGACGCCTGTGTTGGTAAGGTCAACGCCTAAAAAGGTATCAGTTGCATCTATATCTCGTTTTGGAGATTTTGGTACTTTGAAAGTAACAGCCATTATTAAATCCACCCACTACTGCTTGTAAACTTTTCGTATGCTGACAAATTTGCTGAATTGGTAAGTCGTTCAAACCCGACCTCAAATTCATTTCTATAAGAAGTGGCAACCCCCATATCGTCGTCTTTATACAGTTCTGACGCCATATAAAGCGGTAAGAGCGTATATACTTCGGTATCAATAGGTAACTCGTATGTGTCTTCCGTGTCTGCCGTTATCTGCTCTGGATAAGCACGGTAGTATATCGTAAAGTTTCCTATCATATCACGGTCTAATACAACCGTTTTTGTACCTTCTTGATAAAAGTCTGACGTTTGGAGATATTTCTGATATGCCCCTTCAAAGAAGATTCCTTGCGGGTCGATCATATAAAAGTCGGGTGCTAACGCCTTCATATCGTACTTAATCTTCTTTGTGAAGGGTACGACCGCATCAGCGTCAACAAAACTTTCTCTATAAATTGCTATATTCTTTAACCCCATCGGGTAAGACGTGATAAATTCAAACTTGACAGGCTTCTTCTCTGTGTTCGATATAAGACCCTTGAACGCTTCATATCCGTTCGCTTCGACAGTTATAGAGTCAAATAACGTGTCATCAACGTATATGTTGCAAGTGCCTGTGCCGGACACTTCAAAATAGAATGACTGACCTTCGTCTGTTTGGTATGAATATGAGTCAGAAAATTCGTGTATAGATTCTGATTCCGATTCCGCAACGAGATTAAGTATCTGCATCTGTGCGATTTTCACAGACTTCGTGATGAATTTCCCCGCCGTTGCAAGTAAAGCCAAGCCTTCGTTTGCACAATGCGGCATTGCGGCTATATAGCCGAGTGTCGATTCATCTTCTACTACTACGTCGTCTGCCGCAAACATTTTCTGTAATACGGCTAATTTAAGGTCATACCAAGTGTTCATATCATCCCTCTAACCTTGCGATAAGGTCTGCTTTCGAGCCTTTTGCATCAAGTCCTTTTTCTGCACACATTTTCTTCAACTGTGCATACTGTAATGACGAATAATCAACTTCGTCGGTTGTTTCGGTTTCTACATTGGCTTCTGTAATTTCCGAAGAAGCGGACGAGGTTTCCCCCGTCCACTCTGCTTCGGCTTTGTCGCCAACAACTTTAGTAACTCTGTAAACTAATTTCCCTTCAAGGATAATGTCGCCTACTTTAAGTTCTTTTGTTGTCATACGAACCCCCTTATGAAAGTACTGTACCGTTCTGCGCTCCACCGAGGATGTATGCCGACCAGTTGTTAAAGCCAGCACTCCATCTTGCGTAACCACTCCATTCAAGGTTGCGGCTCTTGTTAAGAACTTCGTTCGAAACGTCAAGCGCTACTCTGTCGAAGAATACGCCCGCATTGAGTTCTCTCTGTGCCTCTGAACTCATTATGATGTAAGGCTCTGTGCCTGTTGCTGCTTCCCAACGATGATCTACGATTAACTTCCACAGACCTTCCTGTGTGTTGATATCGTTGTTTGCGCTGTTCACGATCTGATGTGAATGGATGATTCTCTTTGCGAGGTCTTCCAGTCTCGGACAGTTGCCCGGGATGATAAGAGTATCAAAGGTATATCCCATTACGTTTCCGCTCTGGTTCTTGAAGTTTCTTCCGATATTCGCAAGAGTGTAAAGAACCGTAGCATCGTTACCAAACGCCTTTGTGAAGACGTTAGACTGTACGGGAACGCCTGTCTTCTTGCCGGGGTGGTCTGTTGCGAAAAGAGCCTTTCCGTCGCCAGTTGTCTTATCGTAAGACTTTCCACCGTAAACAAATTCTGAACCTTCTGTAACAAGTGCGTCAGAAGCGTACTGCGCTCTTGATCTCTTGTATGCACGAACGAAGTTAGCGGCTGTCTGCTTCATAAGGTCGATGTTTCCATCATCCCTTGCTTCTCTCGTACACATAAAGGTCTTGATGAACTGATGATGCTCGATAAGTTTCGAGAATCCCATTGAGTAATCATCAGCAATACCGTTATCGCCTTCTGTAACCTCGGAGAAGTTTCCGAACTCTGTCATAGAACCCTGTTTTTCTCCGAACTTCTTTGAAGTCTTAACGTTGAAAAGAGCCTTAACAAGTTCATCATCCTTGTTCTTCTCTGTGTCTGTGTCCTGTATTACCATCGACAACTCGGTGTCAATGACCTTCCAAGCCTCGTCATTCTGACCGCCGTGTTTACTAAACATAACTGCCATAGTATTATCCCCCTCTCAATTAAAAATCGAATCTTCCGACAACCTTTGAGCCGCTCGCGCCGCCCGGTGTAAGTAACTGGAAAATTCCGCTTGCGGTTGTAGCCGTAGCCTTTTCTCCGTCCGTAGTAACCTTTTCGCCGACTTTAAGGCTTGCGCCAGAAGCCGCAAGAAGGGTCTCCCACTCGTACTCGGGAAGAACAACCTGTACAGCCAGTTTGTCGCCCGTCTTTGCTACTATGTCTTTTCCTACATAAACAAACTCGGGGTTTGTCGTAGTAGTCGTTGCCGTTCCGTCTGCACCGAAGGAAACAAGGCAACCGTGCTTGTAAGTTGTGCCGTTAGTTGCTTCGATCTCTTTCTCGATAGGAGAAGAATCGTTTTCGGCTCTCAAAAATTCAAATGCCATATCTTTATCCCCCTTAACTAATGTGTAATTTACTTGCGACGCTCTTATAGAGTTCGCGTATCTGCTTTTCTGTCTTACCTTCTGACTTCCAACGACTCATAATGTCAGCGGGTACTTCTACGTATTCTTCGTTCTGTGCGACCCCTGTTCCCTGTGAAGCCAAATGGTCTTTCCCCCGCATTTGGTTTATTGCCTGTTGTCTTGCCGCGTCGTTCGTGTGTTGCATAAAGTTGTCGAAGTTTACCATCTTGTAAGCGTCAACAAGGTTTGCACCTCTCTGAACTCGGTCAAGAATTGCGGGAAAGTTGGGTAATGCCGCTAAATCGTTTATGCTCTTTATGTTCGGGTCATAGTTCGTAATAGCGGCTAAATCCCGTTGAAGCATAGCGTTCGCTTCGAACTGTTTTGTCTGTTCAATGACTTGCTGTGCTTGCATTACAACGGGGTTGGAAGCGATCATCCTGTCTATCATCGCGGGGTCAATGCCCTTTTCCTCTAACTCGGCTTCGCTTGCCTGTCTTTGCTGTATCTGCAAAGCGTCCATATAATCGCGGACATTAGTTATCGGCTCGCCCGTGACAGGGTGCGTGATTCCTTGACACATTGCGGCTATCTGCTGATTCAGTCCGTTTAACTCCCCTTCGTATCTACGACGGGCGTCTTCTTCGGCTCTGCGTCTGATAGCGGCGTAACGTGCGTTTTCCTCTGCGGACTGCGGTTGCGGCTCGGCGCTCTCCGTTGTTTCGCCTGTTTCTTCGCTCTCCGTTTCGGTAGTTTCTTCTGTCGGTTCGACGGTTTCCGACGCTTCTACGTCTGCAACCTCTTCCTCTCCAAAAAGTTGAAGGTCAAGGTCAAGAAGATTCTTTTTTTCCATATGCAATTTTCCTTTCTCGTAATTTTTTCGCGTTTACTTGCGGTATCTATGCACTAAAAAAGCACCCGAAGGTGCTTATTAGCCGATAGGTAATGGATTTTTGACTGTATGTACTACTTTCTCGTAGTTCGCACAGTTCTTATTCAGACAGGACATTTCCTGTTCCGTAAATAACTTTGTCGGTGTGTCCGGCGTGTCGTCGTTCTCTACGACATTACGCGAGCGGGTTATCCGCATTTCCACTTGGCATAACGGGCATTTCATTTGTCATTCCCCCTTGCATCTGCTGTTGCATCATCTGTTGTTCTTGCATCATTAGGTCAATCTGCGAAAGAACGTCTCCCGCATTTGGATAATGATTCTTTTCCATCAGACTCCAGTACAGTCTCATTGTCTCTAATGAGCCTAACTGTCCGAACGCTCCGCTCTGTAACTTCATATCTATCTGTTGCCACATCGCTTCACGGTTCGCCATCATCGTTGAGGTCGGGTCTGTCTCGAACATAAACTCGTCATTCCAGTAATACTGACCCGCTACGTCCTGTTGGATAAAGTCTTTCTTATCAAGAATGTCGAATTGCTGTTCGCCCTTTGCTCCGATTCCTGTTATCGGTAATGGGTCGTCGGAATATGCTAACCAAAACTTGAACATATACTCGTAAAGTTTTGCGTAAGCGTCGTTCTTCATCACACGCTTGGATTCAAGACGCCCCGCCGCTTGGTTAATGGAATACTGTTTTGCAGTACCCGAAACGGCTGACGGGTCGTACTTACCTTGAAATGCGTCCGTGATACCCAAAGTCGAACGGGCGTCTTCGTATGCCTTATTAACCATCTGCATATCTTGGTTAATGTTTACTTGCATATTCAGAACGTCTATCATCGACTTTTGATCTGGACTATCAAGACGTGCTATCTTTAACTCTTGGTCGGTAGTTTCAAGTTTTACACCTCTCGGAAGGGTTACGATAGAACCGCCCTTTAAGGTCTTTTCTGCCGCCTTTGAGCCGACTTTCTTTATTAAATCCTGTTGGTCTTCAATGACCTTTACGTCCGAGAAGCCTAACACCGAATTAACCTTCGACACGTTCTTTCTGACTATCAAAGGGTAAACATTAGGCTTGTAGTAATCTATCGTTATGACTTCTTCGGCTTCCACTTCTATCGGGGCGGCGGTTATAGGGTCGAATCCCGACTCTTGCATAACGGGTATTCTGATTTCCTGTACCTCGTCTACGGTCTTTTCGAATTTTTTAGATCCACAGACAGGACATTCTTTTTCCTCTGTGACATATCCGCACTCTTTACACTTACGCGTCATACGTGCTTGGTAGTCTTCGAGGTCTTCTAATGTGTAGTCGTCACACCACACAAAACGCCCTATTTTGCCGTCATTCTTGTAGTAGACGGTATTTACCGTGACTAAATCCGTATCGAGGCTTGAATCGCCCTGTGCGCCGCGAATTTCCTTATATTCTTCGTGGGCGTCTTCTACATCAACACCGTACTTGTCTTTGACGTTCTGCTTCGTCTGTGCGGTCTGTACGAAGATATAGTCCATTTCCTCTATATTAGAAACGCCCGGTTGAGGTATAACTTGCCTCGGGTTCATTTCCCTTACGTTCACATCGCCGTAATTTGAGTGAAAACCGAGCGAATTATCCCACTCAACCAAGAAGAAGTCGCCGCCCTGTACGGGTACGATTCTCTCCATTTGGTCGTTTATAATAGAGAGTTTCAGCATCTTGACCTTGTTGACTAACGCCTTTTCAATGGAACGTGCTAAATCCTCGTCGCCTCCGTGTATCGCCGTGACTTTCGGCATAGGAATTGACGAGTCAACCTGTGATTCTATCAATTCATACGCAATATTACGGACATTCACGGATAAATCTCTCGCGGGTGCGTTGGTGTTCGGGTTTCCGTTGACTTCTCGCGTACCTTCATAGACCGCTTGGTTCTTCGATATCTCCGCTAATGTCTTTGAGTAAGCGATTCTCGCGTTTTCAAGTTTTCCGCGCCACTTATCTCTCTTTTTGTCTTCGGGTGTAGGTGCAATAGTCTTTTTTGCCTTATCCATTAACTTTTTTAACCTCATATAGGTTCTCCGTACTTCTGTAACAAGTATTCCCTGTCTTCGCCGGTTGCGTTTTCTATGTCTTCAAGTATCGAACTATGCTGTTTCGTCTCTATCTTTTCGAAGTCGATCTCTGGACTTCTGACCCACCAAACACAAAAAGACCTCAACGAGTCAACATCGTGGGTTAAATCGTGCGGGTCTTTAGCGTAGATATTAGGTCTTTTCTTGTCTTTTTGGATTTTCTGCAAGCATCTATACAGATTAGGTGCGCAACCTTCTAAAATCGTCAATTTCGGCGGCGTATCGCCCGCTTTTAACCATTCTTTCATCGACGCGCACCCCGCGGGAAAGTCTCGACTCGTTTTTGTAAGGTTAATTCCGTTTTCAGAGAACAAAATCGCCCTACTTTTACCCGTTTCTTGGCTTCGAGACCATAAATCCGACGGTGCAAGCCAGTATTCTATCTTTTCGTCAGCAGATAACGACCGTAAAATGTCACACGCCGCACCTATTGTCTTGTCGGGAGCGTCATATTCACGGTAAATCTGTGCGTTTCCTTTTGTATCAACTTGAATCCAATGTGCCGACAGCATATCTAAACCGTAATCAAGGGCGACATACCGCCGTAATTTGCCTTCAAGTTCCTTATTGACTATGTGAGTCTCTCTTTTTACCTCGGGGAAGAACGCCCCGCCCGGTACGGTCAAGGCTTCCTCAACCGTAGCCGGGTACTCTTGCGTTATCATATCCCCCATAGTACGTTTGGTATTCTCGTACCACGCTTCGTCTCGTCGCGGGTCGGCATACCACGGAATAAAAATCTTATTAAACCCGTTGTCGGGGTCTGTAAATACTTGCTCAAAGAACGAGCCACGCTCTATTGTTGATAATCCCACTACTTGACCGCCCGTAGGTCTGTTTATAGTAGGAAAACCCGCTTTCCAAATGTCTTCTGCGAACTGCTGAAACGCCCACTCGTCAAATATTATTAAGTCAGCCGTGAACGATCGAGCCGCATTGGGCGAACTCGGGAAGCATTTGAAGACAGAATCGGGTTGTGAGGGAAAATGGATAGTGAGGATAAGAGAAGTGTTCTCCCACGTAGCATTGACCCAGTTGATCGGCTGATCGTTCTTCGGCGCAAACAAGGAGCGCATATTATCAAGAATGACCGACATTCGTCTGACAAGTTCCTGTGCTTCGTCTTCTGTCCTCGATAATCCTATGACTGTTCGCCCGGGGTTTATCAATTTCCACAAAGCATAATGAAGAACAAGCCACGTAATGCCTAACTGTCTCGCTTTAAGAATTACGTTCAATTTGTTGTCTCGGAACTGCCTTAACGCACTCCGCTGTTCATCCCATAGGTCAAACGGCTGTATTAAGACTTCCGCATCCTTGTCCTCTATGTGTCCGTACTTTTCTACAAAGTATTCAAGATGCTCTCGACAGTACTTATATTCAATTTCGCGTAATTCACTTGGATTGTATTTTTCTAAATTCATAAACATCAAAAGAGCGCCGATGCCGGTCAGCGCCCTTTCTTTAGGAGAAGTACAAGTATGAAAAACATACTCTATATTATAGATCGCGCCAATGAATTTTGGACGTGTCTCTATAATCCAACACTTTTTCTATCGCTTCGGGAAGTTTCTTAACATCCGATTCTATCAACTCGGTGCTGATTCTTATTACTTGCCACTTCCCGCCACGTTCTTCTTCTAACGTCCGCACTATCTGTTCGTCTCGGACGCTATCTGAACCTTTTTTGTGTTTATGTCTGTCGCCGTCTATTTCCAACGCTACGCACTGGTCGGGCAACAGAAAATCAACTTGATAAGGCTTTACCTTAAATTGCGGTTTTACGTGATAATGGTTGTGTATGAGGATAATCGCCGCCATTATCTCGTCGGAACTGTCGAACTTTCCGTCGTTGTTCTCGTTATACTCTCCGACGGTCTTTATGGCTTCCTCGTAGTCCGCAAAGTTGAATTTTTGACGTTCAAGTTTATCTAATGCGTTTTCGTAAAGTCTCTTTCGCCGTAGTTTGATATATAACTCGTTTTCCTCTTTCAGTTCTTTCATATGCGCGTCGTAGCACTCGTCACAGTAGCACCTTTGATGCTCTGCTCTGATAGGCTTCCGTCTCGGCATTTCAAAGAATCTGGTATATGGGTTCGAGATATTCCGTGTTACGGTCGCGTTATCTTTACCGCATCTCCAACATTTCATACTACACCCCCGTGTTTACAGTATGCTCTGTGTACTCCTACACCACTTCGACTACCATCTTATAACGGGATATTTTGAATTACTATGAAGTAAACGCATTTTTTTAAGAAATTTTCGCATATTCGTCTAACGCCGTACAGAATAGTTCGTATGTCCACCTCGGGGTCTTGTCGATGATCTCCGAGATTTCCTCGATAGTCTTCCCTTGAAAGTAGTATAAGATAAGGAACTTCTGCAACGACGCCGGTTCGATTTTCTGTATCTTGTTCAGACACTTGTTCTTATAGTCAAGGCTTCTTATCGTGACTCCAAGTAAACGCCTTTTGTATGCGTCTATCTTTATCACGGCTTCCTCGATTTTGTTTAACGGCGTTCCAGACACACGATCTCCGTTATAGTTCGGCGTCATATTTGTAGCCACAGCCATTAGACGCTCGATTTCAAGTTCGTATGTCTTTATGTCCGCTTCCATATCCTTTATCGGTCGTAGTTCGTTCTTTGCTCCCTTTCTTGTCATTTACTCCCCTTTCAAAAAACTTTATCAAACACCGTTCGTCTACTTCGTATATCAGATACTCTAACTCCGCTATGTCCGCTAACAGGGTCTCCGTGTCCTCTTTTATCCGCTTCAATATCTGGATCGCATCTGATCGCTCGTCGGCTATTCTCATATTATCTCCTATAAATATGGTCTTGCTGTTTGTGAAGTCTGGCTGCATAGTCGTTCGCCTGTTCCACGGTTTTGAACTTTCCGAGATATTCCCCCGTGTTGTAGTACCTATTTATCGCTTCATCATCCGACATGACATACGGTTTACCGGCGTCATCAAATGCTATCGTCGGTACAAGTATCTCTCCGTTCCCGTCGTTAAAACTCATACTCCGCACCGTCGAAACTGATCCGTCCATATTCCTAAACTGCGGTCTATTGTAAAGGTCTATATTTCCCAGACCGTGACGACCTATTCCAAATAACTGCATAAGTTCTTGCTCGTTGATATTCATCCTCTTTTCCCTTTCTCGCGTAAGCGACGATTTTTGTAACAATTTTGTAATATTTACGTTTGAAATAGCAATAATTCGGTATAATCCCCGTATTTTTTGATACTTTATTACTAATTATTGCTGTTACTTTAGTCCGCTAAAGCGACTTGTTTTTTACATAAAATTTGTTAGCGAGGATAAGGTATCCTCTGGGAGCCGGTGCGCGTGCCACGGGTGGGGGGCGGTATTTACATCGGACGGCGTAAAAACGGCGAAAAATCGCAACATCTCAAAAAAAAATTCACACACACACGTGTAAAAAACGTCGGGTATATGTCACATACACACATCACACACACGATATGATAATGAACGAACACGCCACAACCCTTGTGGTTACAGCGTTTGCAACCATTCGGAACTATTCGCGAAACGCGTCTTTGACGAATAGTTGTTACCTATGATAATGCAACACGCACGCGGGAAATGCCGTGTTTATGCGGGTTTGTTGGGGTTTTTACATATCAAAGCGTAAAAAACGCCGTCATCCCGTCCCCGTGTCCGTGGTTTTTACATCCGTCGGCGTAATATCTGCTACTATTTCGATACGTTCGGCGTTGTCCAGTCTGTCTGCTATCCTTTGCATAAGCGCCCTGTCCGCGTCTGTTGTCACGTTGTCGGTCACTTCTACCTTATCAACGGGCTTATCGCCGTGCGTGTCACGTACAAAGGTAGCGGCGGCAATGCTACCGCCTACCGCACGTCCTACCGCCACGAGGTTAATTAAATCGTATAGAGTAGCGTTCGGATTATCCCGTTTCAGCCGTTCGGCGATATCGGGCGATATGTTCGCCCCGTCGATGATATCATCCGTCAATTTAAGGGTTAATATCTTCTCTAATGACTGACGGGCGGTCTTTTTCTCACCGTGTAACTTGTGGACGGCTTCCGCCCCTTTTCGGCATATTTCCCGCCGTCGTTCGGCGTCCATTTGGTTAAATGACGTTCGCTTTTCAAGGTTTTTCCATCCCTTTTCCGACCCTTGCGGTTTTTCCATTCCCGCCTGTATTTTTTGGTATCGCGTCAACTCTTTTTTTCCATTGTCTTTTGTAATTTTCCCTTTTGCCATTTTTACACCTCAAAACGTAAAAAAGCGTGCTACCCAAACGGGCAACACGCCGATAATTACATTTGTCTATGTGATTTTTATTTTGTCCGTTCTATCTTTTCCTTGACTGCCTGTAACACGAACTCATTGACAGACATATTACAGGATAACGCAACCTTCTGTATATCTTCACGTGTGACGCCGTAACCGCCGTCTTTACGTAGTCGAAAGGTTATTTTATCAATGGCGTTGTGTTCGTATCTTGTGTTGTTTTGGTATTGTTTTCGTTTGTCCTTGTACATCGTGACGTCATTATACCATATCTTCTTATTAAATGCAAACACGGGATTTTGCCCCCGTTTTTTTCTTTTTTTGAAAAATCGAATTGTTTCACGATGTTTCACGGGTCTGGAAACCCGCGCCGATATCGGGTTTGGAAAATTTTTAAAAAAGTTGTTGACAAGTTATACGACGTCGTGATACCTTTTTCTTGCAAGGGGTCGACGTCGGACACCCCAACAACCAACAACAAACTTTGAAAAGGAAGGACACGAACTATGAGAAAAAACGCAAGGACAGAAAACAGACAAGTACAACAGGCAAATCTTCAAGCGTACCACGGCGCCAGACAAATGGGTGTTAATTACGCATTTTGTGGCTTTATGGAAAACAAGTACTTCACAAGTGACCGCGCAGTCAAGTGCGACGCCAACTTTAACCGTTGCGACGGTAAACCTATGAAGGGTTACGGACTTGAAATTGAAACGGGTTGGGCGCTGTCAAACGGGTCATCTACCGCGTACAACGTATTGTCGAACGTTTTACAGACCGCCGTTTTCCCTGTATTCCCCGCGGGACTGTTTAAACAACAAATGGATAGCACTATCACGGGTACGGAATGTATTACTCAAGTGATGACAAAAGAGTTTATCCGTAACCACTACAAGGACTTCAAGACGATGTATAACGATTTATTCCCTATGTTCGGTATACGTTGCGATGACGGTAATTGCGGTATGCACGTAAACATCAGCAACGGACTTTTAGGGACTACCGCAAAAGTACAGGAAACGTCGGTTCGCAAACTGTATTACATCATCAACAAACACTACGACTTTTTCAAAGTAGCGCTTTACAGGACGGGTTCGACGCGTTGGTGTGCAAAAATGGACTACCGCAACGCTAAAACAATGGACGTCTACAATATGCCGTCATCACACGGTAATTGCTTTAACGGGTCGCACTTCCGTGAAGGACGTATAGAGATAAGGCTTGTCGGCGGTCAGAAGAATTTCGCTTGTTTTCGTAACACTATGGAAGTCATCTTCCACGTAATCGGCGCTTTAAAGGGTTTATCGTGGACAGACTGTGACGACTTAACAAAGATTTTTGCGGGATGTAATCAGTACGTGTTCGACCGTATCAAGTCCAAATGTAAAGACGCGGGTACTATCTCACAAGCGGACGTTGACGCAATAGGCGCTACTGTCATTCGTGAAGATTTAATTTAAAACTACATAGCGGGGTGTAAAAACCCCGCGGGTTGTAAACATACCGACGGCGGTCACAAGTCCGCGTGTAAATGTGAGTGCAACCAACAACCAAAAACTACAAAGGAAGGTGTAAAAATGAGCAAACTTGAAATGGCAATTAGGAACGGCAATTTTACAACAGAAGACGTAAAAATCGACGGTATAAGGACGGGCGAAAAGGTTTACATCGTCACGGTACAGGGTTCACGTTTTCCGTACAAAGAGCGCATAAGTGAAGGTTGGTTCAACGACATCACGCGCCGTATCAAAAAAAGTGAGGAACGACGCGCACGCGTAGAGAATCACTTATGGACAGACCCCGCAAACGTAGAACATACGGCTTGTATGTCTGACATAATGGACGCCTACGCCGACTATAAAATGGCTATGGCTTT